GCAGCATGGTCGGTGCGAACGGCGTGCCGTTTCAGCCACCTCGTTTCTCGCACGTCTACAACCTGACCACGGCAAAGGAGGAGAACTCCAAAGGCGTATGGCACGGTTGGAAGATCGATCTGGATGGCCCTATAGAGGATGCCAATCAGTATCAGGCGGCTAAAGCGTTTCACACTGCAATCAGTGCAGGAGACGTGCAGGTCAAGCATGAAGAGGGTGGGGCGGCTACGGCCAAACCAAAAGCCACGCAAGAGGATAACGGCGACGATATTCCTTGGTAAATCCCCAACGGCGTACCGTGCCGTCGATAGGAGGTCCCGACCTACTGCGGGCACCTCCATGCACGGACCAAGGAACTTATGAACATTCGCAAATTCGCACAGATTTTTGATGGTCTGAAGCAGGCGCACGGCACGTTCACGATTGAGTCAAAGTCCAGCAGTGGTAAGACTCAAGGCAAAGCGAACGTAGTACGCGAAGCACGGACCAAGGAGCATTGGGAAAGACACCTAGCGGGTCAGCAATCCATCGGGATTATTCCAATCAATGAAGACAATGCATGCCGCTGGGGCTGCATTGATATCGATCAATATAACTTTGATCACAAGGCGCTAATCGACAAGATCCAAGCGGCAAAGCTACCACTAGTGGTGTGCCGATCTAAGTCAGGCGGTGCTCACGTATTTTTATTCACAGATGAATTTATTCCTGCCAAGGACATGCAGGACGTGCTGACACAGTTAAGCGCGGGCCTTGGCTATGGCGGCAGTGAGATCTTTCCCAAGCAGATCAGCTTGAACTTAGAGCGTGGCGATGTAGGCAACTTTCTTAACATGCCGTACTTCGATCACGAAAACGGCCTGCGGTACGGGTTTAACCTTGACGGTACAGCCGCTACGTTTGATGAATTTATAGAGCTTGTTGACCAGAACATACAGACGCACGAACAGGCGCTGGCTTTGGTGGTGGAGCAAGATGCGGCACTGCCAATACCGGACGGCCCGCCGTGCCTACAGATCTTGTGTAAAGAAGGCATTGGTGAAGGCGCTAGAAACAACGGACTTTTTAATCTTGGGGTATACCTGCGCAAGGCCCACCCAGAGACGTGGGAGTCAGAGATCCTGACCCACAACATGAATTTCATTCATCCACCGTTGCCGTTGGGTGAAGTCAACACGGTTGCCAAGCAGCTAGAGCGTAAGGACTACGCCTACAAGTGCCGTGACGCCCCGATCAATGCGTACTGCAACCCAGAGCTTTGCAAGACGCGTAAGTTTGGTATCGATGCAGCTACCTCTGGCGTGCAAATAGCCAACCTCCGCAAGTACAACAGTGTGCCACCTGTGTGGTTCTTGGACGTGCAAGGCAAGCCCCTAGAGCTTGCGACCGACGATCTGATGGTGCAGTCGGCCTTCCAGAAGGCGTGTGTCGATCAGTTGAACTTCTTCCCAAGGACTGTGCAAAAGGCGCAGTGGGAACAGCGTATCAACGCTCTGCTTAACGAGATGAGTGACACCGAAGGTCACGTTATTGAAGTAAGCCAAGACGTCAGCGTAAACGGGCAGTTCGCTGATCATCTTGAAGAGTTTTGTACGGGTCATCAGGCTGCGGATGAGAAGGAGCAGATCTTGCTCAAACGACCATGGACAGATGAGGACCAGAAAGAAACGTACTTCCGGCTGAAAGATCTGGAGGCCCACCTCATCAAAGCTAACTTCAAGGTCTATAAAACACACCAAATCGCGCAGCGTTTGCGGGACGTGAACGGTGAGGCCACTCAGTTACGCATACAGGGTAAGGTGATACGGTTATGGAAGATACCTGCGCATGAGCAGGCAGTGAGTCGTATAGAGCCGCCCAGCTTCGGGGGCACTGAAGAGGAGATACCGTTTTGATTATTTTAGAAGGGTTTGACGCAGCTATTCTGGGCGTGGGTGAGTCCGCCGGTTGGGACGCTCCGCTTGTCGTTTATGACTATCAAAAATGCTTAGACGTTTTGATGAAGGATAACGACTGGGAAAAAGAGGACGCGATAGCGTGGATGGACTCTAACGTCATCAACGTGTACATGGGCAAAGGCAACCCAGTTTTTGTCTTTCCGAGCGTCGATTTGGCAGAACTTGCCTTTGAAATCAAAGAGGAGATGTTGCACTAATGCAGCGTATTTTTGGGCCACCGGGGACGGGCAAGACCACCACGCTTTTGAATCTTGTTGAAGCAGAACTGGGCAAAGGCACGTATCCGGGGCACATTGCTTTCTTTGCCTTTACGCGCAAAGCGGCAAATGAGGCTAAGGACCGAGCAGCAAAACGTTTCGGGCTTGATCCAAAAAACGATCTGCCGTACTTCCGGACACTGCACAGTCTGGCATTTCACCTGACAGGGCTACGCAACGATCAGTTGATGACGGCATCGCATTATCGTGAAGTTGAGCACGTCACAGGGGTCAATTTCATGGAAGGCAGCGTGTCCTCACGGCACGAGGTCGAAGAAGAACTGAGCAACAGCCTGAAAAAAGAAACACCCTTGCTGCGTTTGATCACATTGGCACGGTTGAAGATGAACTCACTCAAAGATGAGTACAACCTGAGTGATCTTGACCAGCCATGGATCGAAGTTGATTACGCTGCCAACTCTTTGAAAAGCTATAAGAAAAAGCACGGTCTGTTTGACTATACCGACATGCTGGAGCTTTTTGCGGATACTGCGCACGTTGCGTGCCCACAGTTCAAGCTTGCGATGCTCGACGAAGCGCAGGATCTATCTCCCTTACAATGGAAGATAGCGCACGCTATCGACGGGCGGTCAGAACGCATGTACTGCGCAGGTGACGACGATCAGGCCATCTACAAGTGGTCTGGCGCTGACGTAGAGCATTTTATCAATCTGGACGGCGGCAGTGAGGTACTGGAGCAGAGCTACCGTGTCCCATCCAACATTCATGCGATTGCAGAGCGGATCTGCGGACGCATCAAGCGCCGGTTCCCCAAGAAGTACCTGCCCAAGAAAGCAGACGGTAAGCTGGAGCGACTGACAGACTTCTTTGAACTGGATATGCGAGAGGACACATGGCTGTTTCTGGCACAAGCCAATTACTTTTTGGCACCGGTACAGCAATTTTTAAAAAGTCAGGGCTACTACTTCGAGTACGGTGGTGGTGTGCGTAGCGTCAGAGACAAAATACGTGTGGCACTGTCAGCTTGGGGCTGTATGCAGAACGGTGACCCGATCTCCTTCGACGCAGCCAAGGCCATGTATTCGTTTATGTCAGGCAACGGCGGGCGTGTCTCACGTGGTCACAAGAAGATCGTAGGCGATCCTGATGCGTTATTTACCTATGAAGACTTGCGCGACTTCAACGGCTTGCTGGCAACGCCTGATATGGCTTGGAACGAGGCCCTCGACAAGCTGCCAGACGTCGATGTGGCGTACATTAACGCCCTAGTCCGGAGAGGTGAGGATCTGACGGCAGAGCCTCGCATACGGCTGTCCACGATCCACGGAGCCAAAGGCGGCGAGGCAGACAACGTTGTGCTGTTTACCGACATCACCGCAGCAGCAGAAGCCAGCATGGCTAGCGATCCAGACTCTATGCACCGCGTCTTTTATGTGGCAGTCACACGCACCCGCCAGAACCTTTACACACTAGAACCCGCCGACTTTTATAGGAGCTACGCGCTATGAGCGACATGGTCAACTCACCGGCTCACTACGCCGACTCGGAGATCGAATGCATCGATGCCATGGTCGCGGCTTTTGGTACAGAGGCCGTGCAGATGTATTGCCGTCTGGCTAGCTTCAAGTACCAATGGCGGGCCGGAAAAAAGTTTGATGCGGTTGAAGATTTAAAAAAATCCATTTGGTATACGCGCTTTGCGCTGGGCGATGACCCAAGGAAAGACGATGCAGAAGGAAACTAGGCTTCAGTTCCCGTTGTTTGCTACCGAAACAGAGTGGACGGCACCTTACGAGTTTGTTGACCTGACAGACGCCAAAGAAATTGCCATCGACCTAGAGACGCGTGACCCCAATCTCAAGCAGATGGGTCCGGGCTGGCCCCGCAAGGACGGCGACGTTGTTGGCATAGCAGTCGCTACTGAGGGCTTTGAAGCGTACTACCCTATTGATCATCTCGGTGGTGGTAATCTCGACAAGCGGCAGGTGCTACGTTGGCTAGCCAAGCAGTTATCCACAGACTGCCCAAAGATCATGCACAACGCACCTTACGATCTGGGCTGGCTCAAGGCACTCGACGTGCCGGTCAACGGCCCGATCATCGATACGATGGTAATGGCGGCGCTGCTCGACGAAAATCGTTTCAGTTACTCTCTGAACGCCCTGTCCTACGACTATCTGGGCCTAGCGAAGTCAGAGAAGCTCCTGACGCAGGCTGCGGTAGAGTTCGGAGTAGACCCCAAGGGTGAGCTTTGGAAGCTCCCTGCGCAGTTTGTGGGGCCTTATGCAGAGCAAGACGCACGGCTGGCATACGATCTGTACAAATTCTTCCGCGTTGAAATCAACAAGCAGGACTTAGAAACCATCTACGATCTCGAAACACGGCTCACGCCCTGCCTGATCGACATGACGTTTCGCGGCATACGAGTCGATCTGGAGCGATGCGAGCGGTCAAAGCAACAACTTTTAAAAAGAGAGAAGCAGACCTACCGAGAGATCAACAAAGAAGCAGGGTTCGACGTCGAAATCTGGGCGGCAACTTCTCTAGCCAAAGCATTCGACAAGCTAAAAGTTGCCTATCCACGCACGGCCAAGGGCGCACCGTCTTTCACCAAAGCATTT